TCCAGATTCAATCATTGGCGTGAATAAAATATTTAAAATTGATTCTTCCTCCGTATCGGACGGATTATTCAATATTAAATACCAACTCTTCCTTAATGATTTATATTACTACGGAGCGATTGATCTTCTCAATTATGGAATGGTCAAGTCTTACTTAGAGACTTTGGACTTTATGATCAATCCTGATGCCCAGATTAGGTTCAACAAGAAAAACAGAAGACTTTACTTAGATATCGATTTGGGATCTCTCACCGAGAATCATTACATCCTCATCGATTGTTATAGAGAAGTAGATCCATCATCCACAAGTACAGTATACAATGATCTTTGGTTGAAAAAATATACGACTGCCTTGATCAAGAGACAATGGGGACAGAACCTCATTAAGTTCCAGGGAGTAAAACTTCCTGGTGGACTGGAAATGAATGGCAGACAGTTATTTGACGATGGAATAAAAGAAATTGAAAGACTCGAAGAAGTCTTAATGTCTGAATATGCAATGCCACCCCTAGACATGATAGGATAATGCCCCTAAGTCCTTTTTTCTTACACGGATCACCTAGTGAACAAAGGTTAGTACAAGACCTGGTAAACGAACATCTAAAGATGTTTGGGCAGGATGTCTTGTATTTGCCCAGAAAAATTATTAATGAAAATACGGTAATTAAGGAGATCAATGCGTCTCGATTCGATGATAGTTTTAGAATTGAGGCATATCTAACTAACTTTGAAGGATTTGGATCTCCATCAGATATCTTAACAAAGTTTGGCATTCGTTCAACTGATGAAATCAATCTCGTCATTTCCAAAGAAAGATATGATGATTTTATCAGCCCATTCTTAGAGTTATATTCAGAGGGCGAGATCAAACTAACAAATAGACCCCAAGAAGGAGACTTAATTTACCTCCCATTGGATAATGCACTATTTGAGATCAAGTTTGTAGAAGGAAAACTGCCCTTCTATCAACTCAATGATCTATACATGTATGAACTGAAATGCGAAATCTTCGAATACAAAGACGAGATTATTGACATTGCAGATGTCGAAAAGGGTATGCAGGGAGAGGATCTCATCGAACCTCTGGGTGGAACTGCTACTGCAATGACAATCAAATTCATTCCATCTACGGCTTCTTCTGCACAAGCGACTATTGGATACGCCTCTACATTTGTAGGAGTAAAATCGGTTCAGTTTGTAGATTTGATTAATGATGGTAACTATGTAACCACTCCAAGTATAACGATCGCAAATCCAGAGAAGGGAAGAGGAGCGACAGCAACAGCAGTTCTGACAGATAAAGCCATTACACAGATCAATATAACTGATCCAGGAACTAACCACTTAGAGATTCCAGCAGTAACCTTCAGTCCACCAAACAGACAAGCAGCCTCATCAATTAAGTTTGGTAATAATGCTTTCCAACATACTTCTGGTTCAGAGGTAGAAAACTCCAGATTAGTTTTCCCATCAACTATTGACGGGAGAAATGGAAGAATTGTAATTAGTTTCTGGTACTATCCAACAGATTTAGAACCAGACGTGAATCTGGGTGGTGTTTTAATGTGGTCCGATAGAATCAAAATCTACCATCTGCCCGATGGAAAGATTAGATTTGCATCTGCACAGACTACCACTTCTTCATCACAAAGAATGAATCTGAATCAGTGGAACTTCATCAGAATCGTACAGAATGGTACGGATGCAAGAATTAGCGTAAATGGAGTATCTCAGGGTCCATATGCAAACGTTGACCCAATTCCATTTATTGGCGGGGATGTTCTGCAATTAGGATCAGATCTTTCTGGTGAAGGTAGAGCTCCTACCAGAACAGTTGGATACATTGGTATCTTAGATCACATCACAATCTTACACACAACCGACAATCAGTTTAGGGATGCCGTAGATACTCAAATCCCAACTTCAGAAACAGAACAAGAAGTAGACCTCCAAACTGGAGAAGTCGCACAGTACATTCAAACTTGTGATAATATTGTTCCAAAGGCTGTTGCAAACCTCGATGAAAATCTAAAAGTTTCTTCTATTACTATTGAGGAAACAGGACAAGGATTTATGAATACTCCTCTGGTCTATATTTCTGCACCAGAAAGGGGTAGGCAGGCAACAGCGGTTGCAATTATGACCAGTAGAACTGGCAATATTCTGAATTATGGTATTGATAGAATCCTTATTATTGATCCAGGTACAGGTTACCAGACTCCACCATCGGTAACGATTGTTGGTGGTGAAGGTAGTGGTGGTGTTGCAACTGCTGTTATCAATACAAGAGTCATGGGCCCTGCAGGAATTACAACGGGCGGTGTTGGATATTCCACAACACCAAATATCTACGTCGAGCGTATCTTTATTCCATCTTCGACTGGAGTATCCAGTGCAATTAATAATGTTCAAGCAGAAGCAGTTCTGGATGTCACTGGTAGTGTAACTGCTATTAGATATCGCAGTGCTGGAGCTGGATATACGTTTACCCCAACTGTGGAATTTGATCCCGTTGAAGATCCATCATTCGGAGATTATGAACTCGGAATGATTGTTGAAGGACTTCAGAGTGGAACAAAGGGTTACGTTAAATCGTGGAATCTTCCCAACAGAGAACTTGAACTCACGAGAGTTGATGGTAATTTCGTTATTGGAGAGTCTGTTGTTGGAACTGGCGTCAGTTACACAATCTCTAGTATTGATTTTGGCAGCGGCGACCTTGGGTTTGCCGATAACCAAGATATCGAAGAAGAAGCAGACAAAATCCTCGACTTCTCCGAAAGGAACCCATTTGGCGAGTTCTAAATAGTTAATAATTGGTCTTATCATGTTAGCACCTCATTTTTATCACCAGGTCATTCGAAAGACAATCATTGCCTTTGGAACCCTGTTCAACAACATGGAGGTTCGCACCAAGACAAGTGCTGGTGAAGATCTCAGTGTAGTAAAAGTTCCCATTGCATATGGACCTGTACAAAAGTTTTTGGCTCGACTCGAACAGAGACCTGAGTTAAGAACTGAAGGTACAGTAAGAACTGCAACTAGTGTAGATCTTCCACGAATGTCTTTCGAGATGGTAGGCATTCAATATGATGGGTCCAGAAAAGTTTCTGCAATGCAGACTTTTAAAGCAGTAAACACTTCCACTGGACAACTGGCAAAAACTTATATGCCAGTTCCATATAACATCAATATACAATTAAACATTTTAGCTCGACTGAATGAAGACGCCCTTCAATTAGTGGAACAAATTCTTCCATACTTCCAACCAAGTTTTACAGTAACCATTGACATGTTGGAGGTTTTAGGTGAAAAGAAAGATGTGCCTATTACTCTCGACAGTATTAGTTTCGAAGACAACTACACCGAGGATTATTTGACAAGGAGAGAGATTGTTTATACATTAAACTTCTCTGCAAAAACTTACATGTATGGACCTCTGCCTTCTACAAATGAGGGTCTCATCAAGAAGGTTCAAGTCGATTACATGACAGATACTTCGAATCTCAAGACAGGTTCAAGACAAGTTCGTTATACGGCAGAACCTCTTGCAATTCAAGATTACAATAACGATCAAACAACAACATTGGCAGAAGTTATTGATGGAAGAGTTGTTTCCTTCCAGGTATCTGATGCAGTAAGTCTTGTTAAGGATACTTTCATTGAAATTGATACTGAGGTGATGAAGATTAAATCTATCTCTCAGAATAGAATTACCGTTCTTCGTGGACAGTATAGTACATTAATTACTGCACATGATGTGGGTACACCAATCAACGTGATTACACCCGCCGATACAGAACTCATCGAACCCGCAGATGACTTTGGATTCAGTGAGTTTAAATATGATTATAATGATGGTAAAGTTTACAGTCCTTCTAAAGGGGAAGATGTATGAGTGGTTTTGATGAAATAGATGAAGCTTTAAATATCGAATCTACTCCTATAGAAAAGGAGATTGTCAAGAAGTCTCCTGCTCCAAAGACAAGAGATTCAAAAGCCGAATCGGATAAAGATTATGAATATACAAGAGCACAGTTATATTCTCTAATTGAGAAAGGACAAGAAGCCGTGAATGGCATTTTAGAATTATCTCAAGAGAGTGATTCTCCAAGGGCCTATGAAGTTGCAGGTCAACTTATCAAGAGTGTTGCGGACGCAACAGACAAGTTGATCGATCTTCAACAAAAAATGAAAAACTTAAATAAAGAAGAATCTAGAGGGCCATCAAGCGTTACAAATAATGCTTTGTTCATCGGTTCAACTTCAGATCTTCAGAAGTTTTTGAAACAAGGAGGAACAGATAATGATAAGAAAAAGAAATAGAGCCCTAAAAGAATTGGAACAGTCTTTAGTAGATATGATTAAAAAAAATCTTATTAGTCAAAGGCAATCTATACTTGGACCAAAAGAAAAGATGACAGCAAAAGAACTCAGGAATAAATCTGAGGTGGAAATGATTATGCTTGCTAAATTAACCACAATTCCACACACTATTAAATTGAAGAAAAAACAAAAGTAATTATGCCTTCCAATACTGACGTATATCTTGGTAATCCTAATCTAAAAAGAACCAATGTCGCTGTAGAATGGACAGAGGAAACGATTAGAGAATATTTGAAATGTAAGGAAGATCCCGTCTACTTTACAGAGAATTATATCAAGATCATTAACTTGGATGAGGGTCTTGTTCCCTTTGAGATGTATCCTTTCCAAGAAAAGTTGGTAAAAAACTTCCATAATAATAGATTTAATATCTGCAAGATGCCTAGACAGTCGGGTAAGTCCACGACTGTTGTCTCGTATCTTCTGCATTATGCACTATTCAATGACAGTGTTAACATTGGTATTCTTGCAAACAAAGCTGCTACGGCAAGAGAACTCTTAGGTAGACTACAAACTGCATATGAGGCACTACCACACTGGATGCAACAGGGTGTAGCGGTTTGGAACAGAGGTTCCGTAGAACTAGAAAACAAATCGAAGATTATTGCTGCATCGACATCTGCATCTGCTGTCCGAGGCATGTCGTTCAACATCATCTTCTTGGACGAATTTGCGTTCATCCCAAACCATATTGCAGACGACTTCTTCAGTTCTGTATATCCTACTATTTCGTCTGGTAAATCCACAAAGGTTATT